TGGTGCGGATGGGGTTACCCCGCCTGTTTCTTATTTCAGTCAAAAATAAGTGGCGAGCATACAAATCAATTATGAATAATGTACCCATGGGTATCAATTTTGAACCCGAACACACTGACTTTATTGGAATTTATAGGGGAGCTGTAAACCCTGATTTCTGTGATTACCTTGTTAATTACATGGATAGATCCGAACAAGTTATCCCTAGAAATTATACACACGTAAAGGACAAACAGATCTGTCTCGATGCATTCTCTCCTGGAGAAGCTAGAGACCTGATGAACTTTGTAAACCAGTGTTTAGGATCATATATTAATGAGTATCCTTACTTAACTAACTTTAATTATGTTAGTTCTGTAGTGTTGATGCAACATACTCCACCCAAAGGCGGGTATCATTTGTTCCATGGGGAGAACATTAATTGGAACCTTCAGACAAGAACCATGGCTTGGATGGTTTATCTAAATGATGTTGAAGATGGTGGAGAAACTGAGTTTCTTTATCAGGGATTGAAGATACAACCAACTAAAGGTACTGTCGTAATCTGGCCTGGGAGTTATACTCATCTACATAGAGGTAACCCTCCGATGTCAGATAAGTACATTGCAACTGGATGGTATCAAGGATCTATCGGGTTGTCACAAGTAAACACGGCAGGGTTGAACGATCAACAGTACATGGATTCAATGGACGCATGAAGACATTTAACACGGTAGTTCTTAAGATTACAGTTGCAATACTAGATTTCTTATATCGTGGGAGAGACTTTCAAAGATTTTGGGTGCTTGAGGAAATTGCTCGGGCACCCTATTTTGCTTTTTTGAGTGTGTTACATCTTAGAGAAAGTCTAGGCCTACGTGGACCAGAACATCTTTACTTGATGAAAGAACACTTCGCACAATCAGTCAATGAAACCGAACATCTTGAGTATATGGAAAGCAGGGGTGGTAATTCTTATTGGATTGATCGCTTTGTTGCCAGACATCTCGTACTTATCTATTATTGGGTCAACGTGGCTTATTATTGGGTGGCTCCTAAGTCTGCATACCATCTCTCATATGAGGTAGAAGACCATGCAGCACATACATACAGTAAATACTTGAAAGATCATCCTGATGATGTTAAAATTGAAGAAATAATGAATGATGAGATTAATCATCGAGAAGAATTATTGAACGCCATCCAAATTATTAAATGACATGAGGATTTTAGTAACAGGTAGTGAGGGTTTTATTGGTAAGGCTCTCATGTATCATCTTAAGTATGAACTTGCTCTTGGAGAGAATGTTGTTGGGTTAGATTTTCCATGTGATATTGCTAACTTCAATGAGTATGCAGATCTTTTTAATCCAAAGTTTGATTGTGTTATTCACCTTGCTGCCTTTGCAAATCTAAGAGATAGTATTGATGATCCAGAAACATTCTGGGAAAATAATGTAGAAAAATCCAAACCTATTTTTGATTATTGCAGGGACACTGAAACCCGACTATTATATGCCAGTTCTGCTGGTGTTTATGAGTGGTGGAGGAATCCATATGCCACTACTAAAAAAGTAAATGAAGCCATGGCTCCTCCTAACAGTGTTGGGATGAGATTTTTCAATGTGTGGGCGGAACAAGACAGTCGGGAAGATATGCTTTACCGAATGTTAAAAGATAATACTGCTGGGTATCTTACAAATCATAGACGTGATTGGATTCATGTTTCTGATGTGTGTAGAGCTATTGCATATTTGATTCCAAGTAGTTATTGTGGTACTATTGATATTGGTACTGGAAAATCTACATCGGTACTAGAGTTGGCACAAATTATGGGTCAGGGACACCTACCTATAAAGAAAGAAACTCCTCATGAACCTGATGAATTGGTTGCCGACACTACAAAGATGAGAGAAATGGGTTGGTTTCCGACCATTGATATCCTTGATGTGAACGATCCACAACCCCACTAAATACAACGTAATGATTAACGATTCTATGACAGTTCAGAAGACAGCACTGGTGCTTGGTGCTGGTGGCTTTATTGGGAGTCACATGGTAAAACGCCTCAAGTCCGAAGGGTACTGGGTTCGCGGCGTTGATATTAAGTACCCTGAGTTCTCTGAGTCTGCAGCAGATGAATTCCGAAGAGATGATCTTAGGGATGCAGAGGCAGTCAGAAAACTGGTACAGGTTGGTAAGACTACCTTTGATGAGATCTATCAGTTCGCTGCTGATATGGGTGGTGCAGGATACATCTTTACCGATGAACACTCGGCAGATATTATGCACAATTCTGCTTCCATTAACTTGAATGTTTTGGATGCAGTTCATAAGGCTAATCAGATCAGGGGTTGTAATAAGACGAAGATCTTCTACAGTTCTTCTGCCTGTATGTACCCAGAACGTAATCAACTGGACCCTGATAACCCTGATTGCCGTGAAGAATCCGCATACCCAGCAGACCCAGACTCCGAATACGGATGGGAAAAACTTTTCTCTGAACGTGTCTACTTTGCTTATAACCGTAACTATAATATTCCTGTTCGGGTTGCTCGCTATCACAACATCTTTGGACCTGAGGGAACTTGGGAAGGTGGACGTGAGAAGGCTCCCGCAGCAATTTGTAGAAAGGTCGCCTACGTCCCTGAGACGGGTGGAGCTATTGAGGTGTGGGGAGATGGTCTACAAACTAGATCCTTCTTGTACATCGATGAATGTATTGAAGCAACCCGCCGTCTGATGGACAGTGACTTCATGGGACCAGTTAATATTGGTTCTGAGGAGATGGTAACTATTAATGAATTAGTTGCAACTGCTGCCAAGGTATCTGGTAAGGTTATTACTAAGAACCATAAACTCGATGCACCTCTTGGTGTTCGTGGTCGTAACTCTAACAATGATCTCATCCGCGAAAAACTTGGATGGGACTACAGTCAGACCCTAGAAGAGGGTATCGCCAAGACTTATGCTTGGATCTCTGAACAAATTAAATCCCGCAAAGCGGTTGAAACTTCGTCACAAAAGGAATTGGTAAATGCGTAAGGTCACTAAGAAAACTATTAAAATCAACAAGGAAGACGTACAGAATCTAGATCACTCTGCTCTTGAGGCTATCTCTCTCAACCCTAATGACTGGTTGTCTGCGGGACAGAGTGAGTATCGTCTCTATGGATATCTTTCTACGTTCTTCAATCAATCCTACATTCTGGATGTAGGTACACGTAACGGTGGGTCTGCACTGGCACTGTCTTATAACGAAACCAATAAGGTCATTAGTTATGATCTGGTTGAACAAGGTGCAAGTCAGATTGAAAAAGACAATATCACTTTTAAAATTCAAGACTTCCGAGAGGATGAGACGCTTGAGTGGGACAAGATCTCCATCATTATGATTGATGTAGATCCTCATGATGGTGTTCAGGAAGTGGAGATGATGGAGTTCCTAGAAGAGAAAGGTTGGAAAGGAATTCTTCTTCTCGATGACATTGGTCCTGCTTGGCCTGAAGTTCAAGACATGTGGGATGCTATTGAAGAACCTAAGATCGATGTTACTGAAGTCGGTCACATGAGTGGAACAGGACTAGTAAACTTTGGTTCTAAACATGTAATTGATTGGGCATGAAAATTCTAATTCTTGGATCTAGTGGCCAGGTAGGTGCATACCTGGCTGAATATCTCACTAAGAAAGGTCATGAAGTTGTACCGTTTGACGTTGCACGTCATCCTGGTGAAGATCTTACACAGATTCCTAATCATAATCTAGATCGTGCCATTAAGAACTCTGACTTTGTGTTCTTCTTGGCCTTTGATGTAGGTGGATCTAGGTATCTGAAGAAGTATCAACATACTTTCAGGTTTATTGATAACAACTCTCGTCTGATGACTCAGACTTTTGGTTTGCTTGAACAGTATAAAAAACCATTTGTCTTTGCATCATCCCAGATGAGTCAGATGAGTTACTCTCCATACGGAGTTATGAAACGTATGGGTGAACTATATACTGAGTCTCTGAATGGATTGATCGTTAAGTTCTGGAATGTATATGGAATCGAAAAGGACATGGACAAGGCTCATGTCATTACTGATTTCATCAGGAAGGGATTTGAGACAGGTACTATTGATATGCTAACCGATGGTACAGAACAGAGAGAGTTCCTTTACGCTGAAGATTGCTGTGAGGCTCTTGAGGCGGTCATGGAAAACTATCATAAGTTCACCTCTTTTGACCCTCTTCATATTACTTCTTTTGTCAGTACAAATATTCTGGCAGTTGGAGAAATCATTAAGGGACTTTTTGCAAAAGACGGTAAAGAAGTTCAAGTTGTTCCCGCAGCATCCAAAGACGAGGTGCAGAAGGACGCTCGTAATGTCCCAGACGAAACGATTAAAAAAATCTGGAGTCCAAAAACATCCATCGAAGATGGAATCGAAAAAGTCTATAACGATATGAAACCTCATTATGGATAATAGAATTAAAGATGTTGTTGAAAAGGCAGCAGCATCTCCAACAGGTATTGATGTTCCAGTACTTGATGCCTCAAAAAAGTTTCCAATCAATCTGATTTGTAACGACGATCTACTCCCATCTACATCGGCTAATAACAGATCTGTCTATACCCAATGGGTACATGATGGATCTGGTTACGTCAATTTATATGTAAATAGTTTGGCCCTTAAGGCTCTGGAAGATAACTCTGACTTGCCAAAATTTATTTGGCTGTTAGAATCAAGAGAGATCATTCCAGATCAATACAAATTCATTGAGGAAAACTATGATTTTGTTGCTAGTCGTGTGGATGGCATTTTTACTGCTGACCAAAGACTCACGAATGAGGTTGGTCCTGACGGTAAATTTCTTTATTGCCTCTCTAATGCTGCTCCTTGGGTTATGGATCGAGACATCTACCCCAAGTCAAAACTTGTCTCAATGGTCGCATCTAACAAAGGATATACTGTGGGACACCAGCGTCGTCTCAAAGTAGTAGAACAATTCTTTCAACATGAAGGTGGC